GATGCTCAAGTAAAAACTTGTTTACAAATCCTGCTTTTAATGCACTAATTGTTACATCATAGACTTTATTTTCTAATGATTTAACTTTATTTGTAAAACCTTCATTTAAGGCTTTATTTTCTGCTTTAAGTTTTTTAAGTTGTTCTCTTAATGTTTCAACTTCTCCTGCATCTTCCATTTCATCTTCTGCAAGAGTAGGTTTTGAACGTCTATCAGGTCTTCCTTGAGCAACTGCATCAGCACCCATATTTCTTACCCTCATTTTGGTGCGGAAATTAGCTAAACTATCTTCTTCAAGTTCATCTTCCTGAAGCATTTCTTCTTCTTTCATAGAATTTAACATTTCTTCAATTTGAGCTTCAGTTAAATTAGAATAATCTTCTTCCATTGGATAATCTTTTCTAGGGTCAACATCAATTTTCATCCCATCTTTACCTTTATTTGTAAAAGTCATTGATTCACCATCACCTTCTTCTTGAAGAAGAGCATTCATTTCTTCAAGTTCTTCCATTGTCATTTGTTCAAACATCTCTTCAATTTCACTTTTTGGTTGCATTTTATTAAAACCACTTGCTTCCTCAACATCGTGCATTGTTTCTTCAGCACCCATTTCAGCAAGCATTTCATTAATTTGCTCATCACTCAATGCCATTTCATCCATATTCCAACCTTCATCAGACATATCAATTTCGTAGATTAATTCTTCATCTTGTGAACCATACATTTCTTCATCTTCTGAAGATGGATAATTTTTGATTACAGTATCACGACCCATTTTCTCATAAGAGTAACGACTACCATCAGAACCTGTTCTTACAGGAAATTTTTCAGGATTATGTGCATATAAATCATATTTATTTTTTGGTGATTTATTAATATTAGGAACAAATGGACTTTCTTCTTCATCCATATTCCAACCTTCTTCATATGATTCATCTTCAAATAAATCCTCATCCATCATTGAATGACCATATTCTTCATCATATAAATCCTCTTCCATATATTCATTTTCTTTAATAATGAAAGAATCATTATCACCCATGTTGTAATATGCTTCAACCAATTTATTAAAGCTTACATCTCTTAAATCTTTTAAGACTTGTTTTTTTGTATTTCTCATTTTAGTATTATTTCTTTTAAAATTTTCATTTATTTTTTGAAAGCTTTCTTCATCATCACTTGGTTTAGCTAAAACTGTATTATCAACATTTGTGGTCATAAATTCATCATCCGATTCTTCATCATCCGATTCTTCATCACCAAATTCAATATCATCATCTGAATCATCCATATCTTCTTCATCAGAATCCATATCTTCTTCATCAGAATCTATATCTTCTTCATCAGAATCCATATCTTCTTCATCATCCGAATCAGCCTGAACTAATTTAAAACCATGCTCTTCTGCTGCTTTTCTTAAATCATCTAATGATATTTCTTCATCATCTGAATCATCCATATCTTCTTCATCAGAATCCATATTTTCTTCTGAATCAATTTCATCGGAATTCATATCTTCATCAGAATCTTCATCTTCTGCATTTTTAAGTTCATTTAATATTTCATTCAATGATTCATTTTTTTCTTCCTTTGCTTCTTCTTCTTCTTTTATATCTTCTTCTTCAATATCTTCACCTGTAATTATTTTTTCAAATAATGCAGCAGATTTTTTTTCTAAAAGGTCAGCACTTTCATTAATCAATTGCTCTTTAGCAAGTTCCAAAGATTCATTTTTGATATTTTCTAGTTCTTGTAAACTATCTTGTAATAAAGATTTTTTATTATTCATTTTTATTTTATTATCTATATTTAATTAGTAAAAAAATTAATTTCCAATAATTTTTCTTATTGAATCATCGTATTTTTTTAAATTATTGTTTATTTGTTGTACTGATTCTTTCAATGGTTCATTTTTTGTTTCCAAAAATAAATAAGCATTAGGTGTAGAAGGTGTAGCTACAAGGTCAAAACAGATAAGTTCGAAATCATCTTGAACAATATTTTTCCCACCTACCTTTTTAACACTACCCAATCCTCTTGAGGAAATACCAAGTTTGAGATTTCTTTGTAAGTAAAGAGCAATCTTATCACCAATTGTCCAACCGATACCATCTCTCATGAATGAATCACTAACAATAATGTCAAGTGTTCCATAAACAGCATTACCTGACCACCATGTTTTGGCAATTCTATGGGATATATTTTGTAAAGAGATTGTAACACTTTCGGGATGGTCTGCTTCATTAAGTGCTGCATAATCATTGATAAGTTTTTGATATTCATCTATTTGTTTTGCTAATATTTCTCTTGGGTAAACTCTACCGTTTCTATTTAAAACATCAGCTTCTTGTAATTTACAATCAATATAAAAGTGACCATCAAAATCATTTCTTTTTGCTCTAAGATTTAGGTCTTCAAATATTTTTTTATTATTAATTGTTAAATCATTGCTAATAATACCTGCATCAGTTTCTACCAATAAACCATAACCTTCTTGCCCTTCTTTTAGGAGTTGTACTTCTTTCATTATTTATTTGAGTTTAGATTTTTAATCTCAAAAAGTTTGGACAAATTATTAATAGCACTTTCCGATTCATATTCTAATGAATCAATAAAATCAAATGTTTCTGTTAATACTTCTGAACTGATATTATCCTTTTCATTTAAAAGAAAATTCTTTGTTGATTTCTTATAACTTTCAAATACAGTTTTTTTCTTTTTTTCATCACCTTTAATAAAAGTTGAAATAACTTCGACTTCATCAGGTTGAAGATTTGAAAACCTTTCTTCTAATTTCTTTTTAGCTAAATGAAAAATATGACTAACTTTAAATCCTTTGTCTGTTTTTTCTAATTTAACATCTTCTTTTTTAGTTAATGACTCAATTAAAAAATTTACTGATTCATGAAGTTTATTAACATTAGTAATTTTTTTGTAAACACTTTCACTAATAACATTTTCAATGTTTTGATTTAATTGAATTTTATCCTCAGATAATTCTATTTCTTTTAAATCAAACTTTTCAAGTTTTTTATTTTCTTTTAGTAATTCGGTTTTGTCAATTTTAGATAAAGCTGAGATATTTGCTTCAATAAATCTTAATGATTCATTATATTCAAAATTATTTTTCTTTAGATTTTCATAAATTGTATACTCTAACATTAGAATAGGCGAAGATTTAATTGTTTTTAAAAACTCTTCATATAGTTTTTTATACTTGCTAGTATTTTCAATTAAATCTTGAGAATATGCTTTATTTAATTTTGACTTGACATTACCAAAATTTACCATTTTTTTTAGTGTTTAATATAAATAGTATAAATTATTATTCTTTTATTAATCTATCTAATTCCGCAGTCTTTTTAAATATTTCTTCACTTAGAAATCCTGCACCACCTGCTGCGCCACCGCCACCTGCTTCAGGTCCACCACCCATAGGGGGCGCACCACCACCTGCTTCAGGTCCACCACCCATAGGAGGCGCACCACCTCCCATATCAGAACCACCTAAACCACCACCAAGTGCATTATCTAATTGTTGTTGCTCTGAACCACCTTGCTGCCCTTGTGCTTCAACATTAAATCCTGCATTTTTATATTTAATCATTTTATCCATTACACCTGAAGTTTTAATTAACATACCAGCACTCTTAACTTCTTCACCAATCTTAGATTCAAGCATTTGCTCTTGAAGGTCATTTAATATATCTTCTTCAGACATATGGAAGAATTTCTTTCTTGCCATCATTTCTGACATTGGTTTTAAACCTGTATTAGTATTTGGTGTTGTAGCTTGTGCATATACTTCTAATTTAGATTTCCAAATTTCAAGTTGCAGTAAATCAGATGCAGTTGATGGATTGTTAAGTGATAATTTAAAATCATCAATATATGATTCATAATCACCACCAAGTAAACCCAAATGAATAATTGCAATTTTATTAAGTTCTCCAAGTAACGCTTGTTGAATACGATTTACTTTTCTTGCAAAACGAATATCAAGCATTGATAAGTTTTTACCTCCACCTTCACCTGTTGAATCAGATGAGAAACCAAGCAATGTTTTATGAATACCTAAACCTGTAAATAAATTATCACGAAGATAATTAATATCAGATATAGCCTCAAGATTAGATGCACCAGGAAGTGTATCAACAAATTGACCTGATGTGTTACCCCTATCAGCAATAAAGATATCTTCATCCATTGATGCAATATTATATTTAAAGTTAATATCACCTGTCTTAGGGTCAACTAATTTCTTTTTCTTTACATTGTTAGCAAATGCCTCAAGAATTTGTGGAACATCTTCAGGTGGAACATTACCAACAGGAACTTTATAAATTCTTCTTTCTGCTGCTCTTGTAATACGATACACCATCATAGCATCCTCCATCATAAAGAGTTGTTTATATGTTCTTCTTACTTTTTCATATACACTACAACCATATGGAAGTCTATCACCTGTACCCAATAATCTAAAATGTGCAACTTGATAATCCATATATTCTTCTTCGCCACCTGAGTTAGGGTCTTTATATTTGAAGAATGCTCTGAATCTATTTTTAGCATCATATCTTTCATTTCTCTCAACAAATTGAGAGGCAAGTTGTCTAAAATCTACAATACCATTATCTTTAGACATTTCTAAGAAAACAAAGTTATCACCATATTGACACATATTTCTGCACCAATAGAATAAATTTGTATTCACATCCATAACTTTATAAAAAAATCTTTCAAGTTCTTTTTTAACTTTATCGGATGAACAATAAACATTTAAGATTTGACCTGTATCACTTTTAGTTGTGGTAGCTTCTTCAGATAATAAATCCAATGCTGCACCTAAAATTGGATAACCATCCATTGACAAATAATCATAGTAGAGCATCATTCTACTAGATTCATACATCAACTTACGTTGGTCATTACCTCTATCAATTTTAGTGCTTTGACCTCTATAAAATTTTATAGCACCATCCTCAACTGCTGTTTTAATTGCATCTTCTTGGGATGCTGCTGTTATAAATTCTTTTTGTGCAGGTGCTTCAAGTCTATTACTAACTCCATCCAAAGCATCGGTTGCTCTTTTAAAGAAAGTATTAATGTTTGAAAATAACCCTTTATTATCTTCTGCCATAATTAATAAAATACGTTTTTCTTAAATAGATATAAATATTTTATCTGACAAATATGTAAGGATTATTATTTATTTTTGGTGTCTGACGTTCAGGTACTATATCCATATTCGTACCATTTGTATACCAATCCTTCCCTTTGAGCATGTCATTCTTTCTTTCATAGTTTGCATCCTGACCATCTTGACTCAACATTTTCTTTTGGAATTCAGTATTCATATCAGTAAATTCATCACCCTTTCTAACTATTGCTGATTTAGCATAGTTTAAATAAATATTAAATTCATTTCCAATAGTTTTTGAAAACATATAAACTGCAAATAACATACCTGTAGCAATCAATAAGTCATCATGCGCTGAACGCATATGGTCATATCTATTTGTATTATCGTTAAATACAAATGTTTTGATTTCACTAAGTAATCTAATTGAATGAATCAATGACTCACCTTCTCTTAATCTTCTCTCAAATTCCCTAATAACATAATCACGAATAGCACCACTCTTCATTGTGAATCCTGGTTGTAATTCACCTCTTTGTAAATTCTTTAATTGAATTTTTACATCATTTTGTCTTGGTCTATCGTAATGTATTTTCTTATATTTTTTATTAACCAAATATCTAATAACTGATATACCCCAACCTCCTGTTACGTCAACAATAACATATGCATTATTATATTTTTCACCATATTGCAAACATAATTCACCCATTACTTCAAGTGGAACTCTTGATTGATATTCAGCTACTTGAACAAGTAACATATTTACAGCATCATTTTTAAATATTTGAATTGTAGAATAGTCACCATCACCACTACCTTTTGCAACGTCACAAGATAAATAATAATCATATCCAAATATTGGGTCTTCCCAAATCCAAAAATTATTATCATACTCAGTTCTAATAGGTTCTTTACAAGTCTTTTCAATTCTCATAATAGTTTCCTCATCAACAAGGTTACCACCTGAACCTAAGAACTTATTTTCTAATTCTTGTGCAATTTTTCTTGGGTCATTGTTAAAGGTTTGACACATATCCCTAAACCAAGAAGATGATGGTCTATAACCATTAACTCTTAACTCCATATATTTTTCAGGGTCTTTTTCTTCAACAAACTCATCACCCCTAATCCAAATTAAATCTTCATTATAACGAGGGTCTTCAAACCAATTAATTTCAACAACTTTAAAGTTATTTTTCTTTGTTCTAGCACCTTCATAACGAGCATAATATGTTGGGTCAAGTCCTCTTGGTGTTGAGTTTAATATAATCTGACCACCTGCTGACATTGTACCTGATGCAGAAGACATAAATTCTTCACCTTCTTCAAGGAACGCTGCTTCATCTATAAATAATATATCAGGTGTAAATCCCCTTAGACCATCGGCAGATGCTGCGAAAGCCTGTAGTGTTGCACCATTGTTATAAATCTTAATCTCTTTTGTATCTGAATCAGTTGGTATTCTACCAAATATTTCTCTTGGTAAATTATTGATGATGGATGCTATCTGATAGAAGATACTTTCTTTTGCAAGTTTTAATTTGTTAGCTGCAACACCAACTTTAATATCTTTTCTAAAAACAATTGAGTGTGCTAAGTAAAGACAAGTCACGGTAGTAATACCACCCTGACGATATTTTGCAACTAAAACTCTGTTACTTTCTTTATATGTTTCTAAAACTTGTGTTTGTTGTGGTAATAATTGAAAAGCCACATACTGTTGTTTTTTCTTATCCCAAACTTTACAATATTTTCTTGCAAAGTACTCTATATCAATAGCGCACTTGGCATACTCCATCATTAGTTCATGTTTAGTCATGGGATTTTATTTTAATTAGTCCTCAAACTTAATATCATTGTTTCTTAATACTTCACGAACATCATAATATGAATCGCCATATCTAAAAACAACAAGACTTTTGTTTAATGAAGACATCTTTCTATAATCCTCAACATATTCCCATGCAAGAGCAACAACACCAAATACAGCATCAAGCATCCTAAACTCTGATGAATCCACAATGCAATCAAATTCAATTGAATCTGATGTAACTTCCATTACTTTTTTGATAAATCCTTTTCTTGGTGGGTAAACACCTAAGTCACATACATCTTCCCATTGAGGTCCAATACAATCATCAGGATTATTTGAAAATATGAATTCCAATTTTTGTGAACCATTATGAGTTTCACCTACAGGATTAATAAAAACTAATTTTAAATCTTCTTCTTGAACCTTAATAGATTCAATATTAATATATTCTTTTTCCATAAATAATAATAATAATTAGGATTTCTTTTCTAAGAATCTAGTAAAAAAGTCATCTAATTTTTTAGTGTGTTCATTTAAGTTTTGAAGAGTCGCTTCTAACTTAGTAATAGCTTCTGTATTTTTTTGAATCATTAATTGAAATTTATCATTATTTTCTTTTTCAGAATCAAATAATTCATCAATTAATTTAGTCATTTTAGTATCAGAATTTTCTAGTATTGCTATTCTAGTTTTAATTTCTGATATATCATTACTTATTTTATCAAAAGTCTCATTCTGAGATTTTTTATTCTCTTCTAAACTATTTATTTTGTTTTGTAATACAGGTATAATAAATACATATGTTAAAATAGTACCAACTATTGCAGATAATGCAGCAAAAATTATTTGAGTACTTGGTACTATTTGTAAAAGTATTGCCAACATATTAAATTATTTTTTTCTTAATACTTTCAATTAAAATATTTCTTTTCCTTTTTTCAAGTTCTTGCTTTAATTGCTCTTTTAGTAATCTTTTAGATTCAGCTTTTAATTGGTTTAAGAAACCTTCATCCAACTTTTCTGTTGATTCTTCTTCAGCAGGTTCTTCAGCAGGTAATTCTTCAGTAGGTGTTTCTTCTTCAGTATTATCAGTACTAACTTCTGAACCTTGCATTTTTTTATAAAAAGATTCTACAACTTTATCACCAACTAATTTAAATCCTTCAGGACCAATAGCAGTAATAAGACTATTCATTGCATTTTTAATATCTTTCTCATCAAAATTATCACTATCTTGAAGGTCATTAATAATTTGACCAAGTTTACCAACAGCTTCTTGAAATTCCTTTTTAGGGTCAGCTTCTTCAGCAGGTGCTTCAGGAGTTGCAGTAGCATCAGCAGCAGGTTCTTCAACAGCAGGTTCTTCAACAGCAGTATCAGTAGCACCACCTTCAGGAGCAGCAGTTGCATCAGCAGTAGCATCAGTAGCACCACCTTCAGGAGCAGCAGTAGCATCACCTTCAGGAGCAGCAGTAGTTTCTGCATCAGGCTTATTCATACCACCTAAAATATCATCTGCTATTTTTGTTGTTGATTCAGCACCTGTTTGAGTTGTATTAACAGGAGCAGCAGGTTCAGCAGTTGCATCAGCAGTTGCATCAGCAGCAGGTTTTAAAGCATCTAAAAGGTTTTTTTCCTTTTCATCAGATGTTACCTCTTCTTCTGTATCACCATCTTTTTCAAGAAGCAATCTTAATTTATGGACATTATTTTGTGCTTCACAAATAAAAGTCATTTTATTAGTTGCCTTTTCAAAAGAATTAAATTTCTCAATACCAAAAGTAGCATTTAAACCATCCAAGTGTTTAAAATCGGTTGGATTAGTGCTTCCTTTTTTAGTAGTATATTTTAAATAATAAGTTTTATTTTCGTGAATAATACCAAAAGTATTACCATCCAAAGTCTTTTGAATTTTTAATAGAGAAGGTTTTAATTGAACCTTTTTATCTGTATCAACAGCTAACCTTTTAAAGTTTTCAGCAATCTGTTCTTTAGTTGCTTTCTCTCTACTAATTCTACTTGCGTCTGCTCTTTTAATCATTTTATTATAAATTTTTATTTATTTTATTTATTAATACCTTCTTCTTTTTTTACTTTCATTTAAAGTTTCACCTCTAACACCAGTTTCTCTTAAAGCTTCTAATACAGCTTTTGTTAGTGTCATTCTACCTAATTTAGGGGCTAAATTTCTAGTAAACACACTAGCTTCTAATCCATCACTTAATTTACCTGATTTAATTAAACCCTTTTCAATTACATTAAGTAAAGAATCTCTACTACCTCCTGCTGCAAGACCTTTATCAATTAAATCAAATAACCAATCCATTAGTTTACTACCTTGTTGATATTTAGCACCTAATTTAGTACCTGTTTCATCTTCTTTTAAAGATTTCTTTTTCAACATTTCATTTTCTCTTTGAAGAGTCTTCACTTTTTCTTCAAGCATTTTCTTCTTTGTTTGTTCAAAGATATCATTGAAATCAAGTTTTTTTGAATCTTCTCTTTTTAAATAACCTTCTCTAAGAAGTTCTCTCTTTGCTTGAACAAAATTTTCGAAAACTAAATTATATAGTTGTTTATTAGTCATGACAATATTTTAATATAATTAGTTAGAATTTATAGAAAATACGTTATTTACTATTTCTTTTTTATTATCCTTGATAATATCAAATACTTTCTTATTTCTCAATACTTTGAAGACTAAGTTATTTACTGAAAACTCACCTTCTGTCTGTGTTGCTTCACCACGTTCTTTCTTAATCTTTTTAAGTACTTTATTATAAGTTTCCATCTTCTTTAATGAATCTTCCATCATTGATATCTTATTAAAGATATCTAAATACTTGTTAACTTTTTGTGTAACTAAATGCCTATCAACTTCAGGTAATTTATACTTTGGTTTCTTAACCCATTTGTTATCAATTACTGAATACATTGCGCTCTTACCCACAGTCTGTTCATTTATATCTTGAACATATATTTCAACAGGATATGAACCAATCTTTACATCATTTGATACTTCCCATGCTGCTCTCTTTTGTAAAAAATAATTCATTACAAAATCAACATCATCTGAAACATCTTTATAATCAATAACAATATGTAAATCAATATCAGATGAATCTGTATAATTATAATTTGCTAAACTACCTGTAAAGATTATATCTTTTAATTTTACTTTTGAATCTAATTCTAAACTATTAAAATAGTATTTACCAAGATTTAAAAGATTTTTTCTGATATTACTTTTTAAATGATTATTCAACCAAAATTGAGGATTTAAACTTTTATGATATTCAATCTCAACATCTGATTTTAATTTAGATGGGATATTTTCTTCTTCTATTTTACTAGCTGTAAAATCAATAACAGGAACTTTTATGATTCCAAGTTCTTTTGCTGCTATCGCTCTATGTCTTCCATCACTATTTCTCACATCTGATTTATCAGATGAATATAAAGCAAGTGGGTCAAGTTTTTTACCACTTTTTATATGTTCTTTTATATTTTCTATATTTTCTCTTGCTTCATCATCTATTTTTAATTCTTTTGTTTTACTTAAAAATTCATCAGGATTCATATAAACAATTTTTCCACCTCTTTTTTCGTAATCTTCATCACCATACCATTTCCCTTTATCTTCTATTGGATAATTTAATTTTTCTTTTAAATCTTCCATAATCATTTCTTCCAACTTTGCTTTTTTAAGTTTTGTATAATATTTTGGATTTTCAGCTAAATGGTCCATTGCAATTTCTTTTGCTTGTTTCCTACTATCCGTATGCTCCATTTCAGTTTTAATACCCAATTTCAGTTGTGATGTTAAATCTACAATAGAAACTTTAGGTTTTTTATCTTTATGTATTTCAACAATTTTTGACAATGTTAATTTGTCTGCTTTACCTCCTTTCATTTGAAAAATCGTATTTTATACATATAACTAGAAAAAAACTATTTATAATAAAATATTATGTTTAGATTTAATCAAAATAAAACAAATAGAGAAGTTGATGAACTTAAAAAATTACTAGCAATTACAAAAGGTATGAGAACACCTGCTAAATCAATCTCTTCGTCTTTTTTAAGGGAAGATGTTGACCCATTAGCCAATCCAAGTAACCCTGCTCCAACTGCCGAACCATCTCTTAATGATACTAGCGATACAAGCAATTTAGCTCAAACTGATGAAACAAAAAAGATTCAAAGTGCTATTGAAAATTCAAAAATAGAAAGCGCAACTTCAGAAAAAGTAGAAGGATTTGTTTTAGCTTCAGGTGAAGATAATGATGGTCTTTATTTTTCTTTTGATAAGGATTCAACTAGTCCAAAAATTTCAACAAAAAGGGATAAGGAAATCATTTTAGATGAAGATATGGTAAAATCAATTGGTCAAATTTCAGCATATTTTGATACTTGGAAAGATACACTTGAAAAATAATGAGTAATACTAATCATAATTATTTACAAATAATACTTTTATGTATTGTAACAGTAATATTATGCGTTTTACTTTATTTTATTAATGATAAAACAGATAAGACTTCTCATGAAGTAGCAAAAACTTCTGAAGAAGTCCAAAATATTAAAAAAGAAACAAAAGATTTTAAAATAAGATATCAAACTTTAAAAAAAGTTAATGATTCAATTTTTTTATTAATTGATAAACAAAATATTAAAATCATAACATATAATAAAAGAATAGCCGAATTAGAAAAAAATGAAGAAGATATTAAAAAGATTGTTGGTAGTATTGATGATAGTACCCTTTATAAGTTACTCTCAGAAGTTCCCTTCTAAAACATTAAAACCTATAACTTTTGTAAAGGAAAGGGATAATTATTTATATACTTTTAATACAGAGCAAACTAAATTTTTTTATGAAACTAAAATGTTATATGATGTTTGTAATAAAAAAACATTATATAAAGACTCAATAATTAATGCCAAAGATAAAATAATTCAAGAATTGACTTTAACTAATAAAGACAATAAAATAGAATTGGATACTTGTAATTCATTAGTTATTAAACAATATAATTTAATAAATAGACAAGATAGCTTAATTAAAATTCAACATGATATTATTGATAGAAAAAATATAAAACTATCATTTCTTGGAGGTACAACTTTAGCTATTGTATTAGCTATATTATTTCTTTAAACAGCATTACCCCAAGTGCTTTTTCTACTCCAAAGTACTCTGAATAAATTAGTTAATGTGTTGACTGTAATTTTTTTAACTTCGTCTTCACTAAATTTATCTTTAACAATTTTAGCTATCTCCTTTTCAATAAAAGGTTTTAACTCTTTTATAATTTCTTTTTTAAAAGATTCTTCTTCCTTTTTAGTCATTTAAACTTATATATTTAATATAATTAGTTGTTTTCAACTATTTAATAAAAACCTTTAATGGAAAAACAACAATTACAACAACCTGCTATTGATACTAGAGTCAATGTCAAAAAAGGAAAGAAACGAGAATTTAAAAATCGTAAAACTTTTTCTTTGAAAGCAATGGAGGCTTTGGTTGATAAAGTCAGTTTTTTAAAAAATAAGTATGATACCTTGGCAATTAATGCACAAGAAAAATTAGGATATCATTATAATGAAATCTTGAACATCTTACTTTTTCATAAATATGTTAAACCAAATAAGAAATTATTTGAAATGTATAAAAAAGTAAAAGATGCTATAAATAAAGGTTATGAATTTAATAAAAAGAAAAAATTAAAAGAAAATACAATGAAAAAAGCAACTGATAAAAACAAAAATACACATTTTGCTATTAATAAAAATACTAATAAGATTTTAGAATCTTGGAATTATGAAGGTTATACACAAGATGAATTAAAAAATTATAAAGATGAATTTTTCACAAAAGATATTAAAAGAAATTATCCTTTCTTGAATGAAAATGATGTAGTAGTTGTTTCTAATAAAAATTTAGGAAAAAGACAACTTAATGAAAATAATAAATCAGATTGGCAAAAATATAATTATTCACACTTTGCTTTATTAAAAGAAACTAATCATATTCTTTATGGTTTTGATTATTCTAATGTAGATTCAGAAGAATTAAAAGAAAATAAAAATGAATATTTTCTAAATGTTTTATCTGAAGTTTATGGTTCTGATATTTCCGCAAAAGATGTTGTAGTTGTTAAATCTAGTAAACTTAATAAATTAGGTATTAAAGATTATTTAAATGAATCTAATTGGGTTGGTTTAATTAATGAAGCATATTGCGGAAGCAATATGGATGAAATGATTGATGAAAACATTGAAGAAAATTTTGAAGAAGAAGGTCTTGAAGAGTCAACCGCAATGAGTGGTGGAGATGGTATTGGTATGTTTGGTGCTGAAGGTCCACCTGTAATGAGAGGTAGTTTTGATTTAAGTCCTAATCAAGATATGTTTAAAGCAAAAAATATGAAACCTTCTGTTAAAAAGGGTATTAAAAAATATCAGTCTGAATTTTCAAATCCAACTTTTAAACAAACTACTGAACCTGAATTTATTACACCTGTAAAAACAACTCATTTTCAAGGTACTAAAAAGAAAGCAATGAAAGAAAACTATGATTTAGTTGATTTAGATGCTTTAATGAATGATGAGATTGTAGAATACAAAAAATTATCCACACCTAGTAATGTATTTAAAAGCCCTAAGATTGAATTAATCAGAGAAAACAATAGAGATAGTATAACTGACTTTATAGTAAAACATCAAGGTCATGAATTACCTGAATATTATAATAAAAGACAATTAAATAATCTTTCATTAAAAACTTTAAATGAATATTATAATAGATTAGTTCAAAGACTTGGTTTATTAGAAGAAGAAAAAAGACCTGATGCATTAGTTAGAATTGATGCACTTAAAAAGCAATCTGAAAAAGATTCCAATTCTTATTATAAAAAAGATGCAAGTACAAAAACAACAACTATGCTTGTTCAAAAAGGTGAAGGTGATAGTTTAGTATATGATAAAGATTCTTTAGAAAAGAAAGATATACCAAAATATAAATACCAATCTGAACATCAAAAAGATTATCTTGAAAAGATTCATAGAGGATTAGAAGATTTTGTTCCTGAAAACCAACCAAATGGTGAAGTTGACCCACAATGGGAGGCAAGAAAGAAAGCATTAATGAGTACACAAGAAGTTGGTGCTAAACAATATGATTCATCTAAGAAAAGAATTAAAGCAAAACAAGATAATAAACTTGGTACTAACAAAGCAGTATTAATGCAAAAAGATTTACCTGCGGTTAAAAAAGATGATAAAGTCCTAAAAGAAGATAAATTCACAGTTCTAAATGAAGAAAATATCTTAAATCAGATTCAATCTTATTACATTGATGACGAAAATAGAAAAAAACCTGTTATATTTGATTCAAACAATATCGTTGAAATGGGAAAAATCAATGAAAATAAACTTATTGGTTATAAAGAATTAACATATAAAGGTTTAGGTCAAACTTTATCTGAAGATTTTAAAAATAGAGTTTTAAACAAAAGACTTCTTTACTCACCAGTAAGTAAAAAAGTTATTTTAGTTTAAAATGATGGATATAAAGGACAAAGATAAAATATCTAAAGATAATTATTATCTTTTATTTAGTGAAAACGTAGATTATCAAAAAGTTGAAGTATGTAAAGAGTTTATGATTGACTATACAAAGTTATTTATAAACTCTTTTTTAGGTTTAGACGCATTTGATAATCAACAACAAATAGATGAATATATTAAATGGTGTTTTAATAAAACATCAAAAGAATATAATGACATATATAATTTTGACTTCTCACAAAGAGAAAGATTATTATTATATTTTACAACATTTTCAAATGAAATAATATCAAAAGAAGTTGATTTTAATAAATTATTAATAAATTTAATTAAATTAATTAAAGAAAGATTTTATATTTATAAAAACAAAAATGAAAAAGATTTAAAAGATTTCTTAAATTTGTATTTCCTTTTTTTTAAAAAACTATGAAAGCAAGATACTTTACTTACGGAGAAAAACCAAAAGCAGTTTATTATTTAACTGACATTAAAGGAGAATTATTTCCAAATCACACAGCCGAACAATTTTATGAAGAGATTGAAACTAAATGGTTAAAAAATCCTGATTTAATTATTGTTGATGACAGACAAAATCCAGATTCAAATAGTGTGATAGAAATGAATCAAATAGAAAAATACTTAGATAAATTAGAAGAACTTAGAAAACAACTAGAAGAAGATGAAACTGAATAAAGAAGAACAAGAAGAAGCTAATATTCTTAAAAAAGAAGAACTAAAAGAAGAGCAATTTTGGGAAGGTTATTCAAATAAATTAAAAGAACAAATTCGTTCTGAAAACATATTTGAAGAAGTTAAAATTTTTAAAACTAAAAAAGAAAAAGAAAAAAATAACTTTTTTAAAAAATTTTTGAAAACTTTAGGATTTTAGCTTTATATTTAACACATCAAATCTATATTATTATGCCTGTTTCAAAACAAAGAAAAAATCATAAGAAAAAAAGTTCAGCAAGGACATCAAGATTGGAAAACAATGCCAAAAGAATTTCTAAAAAATTCTTGGAAAATTATCACCAAATAATGGAAGCAAGAAACCAATCTCAAAATCCTCAAACTGAAGAATAATAATGAACTTTATTAATAATTTGGAATCACCTAAGTTTGATTTCCATGATATCGCTTTAGTACCATCCGTATTATCAAAAGTAGAATCAAGAAGTCAAATTAATTTACAATTCCCTCTTCCATTGGTTGCATCTCCAATGAACTCTGTTCTTTCAATTAAAAGAAAAGAACGATTCAATGAAGACTTTTACAATCAATTACTTGGTGAAATGATTGTATGCGTACCAAGAAGCTATGAATATAGTAAAGAAAACGAACATTTACAATGGTGTGAGTTTGCATTTAAATCAATTTCATTACAAGAGTTTAGATTAATTGAAACTGATTTTGAAGCTTTTGAAACTATTGTAAAAGATTCCAAAGGTATATTAGTTGATATTGCTAATGGACATATGTGGAAACTCCTTGATTTGTCCAAGATTTTCTTAAAAAAGTTTAAAGATAAAAAATTAATGATTGGTAATATTGCTAATCCACATACATATGATGAGTTTTCTAAAATTGGTGTCCATTATTGTCGTATCGGTATTGGTGGCGGTAGTGTTTGTACAACAAGTGCTAATGCTTCAATTCATTATCCAATGGCATCATTGATTTATGAATGTAATCAAATTAGGATTGCTAATGCACATAAATCTAAAATTGTTGCTGATGGTGGATTTAAAAACTTTGCAGACATTATTAAGGGTCTTGCTCTTGGTGCAGATTATATTATGCTTGGTGGTATTTTAAATAAATGCTTGGATTCGGATTCTCACCCCTATCTTTGGAAAAGATTTAAAATTACTAATATGTCTTTAGCTAATTGGTTTTATAGAAATAAATTTTCATTATATAAAAGACATGTTGGTATGTCTACAAAAGAAATTCAAAAGATTTGGGGTAACTATAAACTAAAAACATCTGAAGGTATTGCCAAATGGAATAAAGTTGAATATAGTTTTGATGGTTGGCTTGAAAATTTTAATGATTATCTGAAAAGTACAATGAGTTATTTGAATTGTACAAATTTGGAAGAGTTAAAAGAAAAGGCTACCTTTGTATTCATTACTGAAAATTCATTCAGGAGATTTCATAAATAACAATAATGGCAGTAAAAGAGAAAATTACCTACAAGACATTTAAAGATGAACAAATAGAAAGATTTTTAAATGGTAGAAACATAAATCAAAAACACATTGTATGTATTGAAGGTAGTTCATACTCTAATAATGTCAATTTAGTTATTGATGATATTGAAGATAATAAAAAATACATTAAGACTGAAGAATATAAACCATTCATCTATGTTAAAGATTTAAAGAAACTTGGTATTCCGTTCTATGAAAATAGAAGAGATGAATATAGAGAAAACATGGATAAATATAAAGTTTCCTTTAAAACTTTAAGAACAACAGATAATAATGGTGGTATTGTTGATAGACTTGAAAACGGATATAAATATTTATTCTATACTGAATCTGATTATGGAATGAGAGATTTACTTACTTTCTTTAGAAAGGGTGGTCTTGATGTTTATTGGAAAGCAACAGAAACATTTACAACTAAATTGTTCATCCCCGATATTGGGGATGAACCTTTTATATATGACCCTGATAATTTTAATATAGTTTACAACACTATATCAGAAAATTATGAAGTTATTATCAGAAATATAAATAAAGTTGTTTATAATTCTATCCAAGTAAAATATTCAGGAGAATTCAAAGAGGAAAAAAAAGATGAAGAAGATGATAATGATGTTAGTGATTTAATTGAGGAAGAAACTAAAATAGTTGCTAAATCAAATGTATTAAAAAAATTAGCATTGTTTCATAACTATGAAATCTTTCATGATGAATCTGAAAATGTTTATCGCATTATTTTTAAAGATAAGTTAAAAGATGGTGAGAAATTAAACATTTCATATGATTTAAGTAATAGAAATTTATTTTATACACTTAAACCCGAAGAACAATATCTAATACAAAAAGGTGTTCGTATGTTCAATGGATATAAAACATATGATGATGTTCACAAACTTGTATTTGATATTGAAACCACAGGGTTAAATCCTAACAAGGATAGAATCTTTGCTATTGGTTGTAAAGATAATCGTAAATTTGTTTCCATTGATTTTGTAAATCAAATGGATAATGATGATGAAGAAATAAAACTAATACTAAAATTATTTAAAATAATAAATAAACTAAAACCTGCAATTATATTTGGTTATAATAGTGAGGATTTTGATTTTAATTTTATTCTTAGAAGAGCAGAGATATTAGGTATTGATATTGATTCATTAAAAACAACATATATTGATAATAAATCAATACAAAGATTAGAAAATTCAAGTCTTAAAGTTGGTAATGAAACAAAGTACTATACCAAAACTTCTATGTTTGGATATAATGTTTTGGATATTATTCATGCAGTATGGAAAACACAAGCTATCAATTCTAACATGAAAGAAGCAGGTTTGAAATATGTCTGTAAATTTGCAGGTATTGCCAAACCTAATCGTATGTATGTTAAAAATGGTGCTAAGATTTATGAAATGTGGAAAGAAAATAAACTCTACATCAATAAATCTGAAATTAATGATTATGAATTAATACCAGAAGATTATCAAAATAAAGCAACTAAATATCTTGAAATAAATCCTGATTATGATAAAATTATATCAGGCAAAGAAATAATTGAACAATATCTTGAAGATGATTTATGGGAAACATTAGAAGTTGATAAAGTATATAATGAATCAACATTCATGCTTTCAAAACTTCTACCAACTTCATTAGAAAGAACTGCAACTATTGGTGGTGCAGGTTCTTGGAATCTTATTATGACAGCTTGGAGTTATGAGAATGACCTTGCAATTCCTGTAACACCTAATAAAAGAGATTTCACAGGTGGTCTTTCAAGAACATTTAAAGTTGGATATTTTGAAAATATCTATAAAGAAGACTATGCAGGTCTATATCCATCTATTCAACTTGAACATTATGTCTTTCCAAAACATGATGTAACCAATATTTTATTTAGATTATTGAGTTACTTTAAATTTACAAGGGATAAATATAAGAAATGGGCAAAGGATGAAACACTTCCTGAATCAGATAGGAAGTTTTATGATGCTCTTCAACTTCCAATTAAGATTCTTAACAACTCAAACTTTGGTGCATTTGGCTCTGAATACTTTAATTGGGCAGATTTTGATTGTGCTGAACGAATCACTTGTACAGGTAGACAATACCTTAGAAGAATGATTCATTACTTTATGCAATTTGGCGCAATTCCAATTACAGAAGATACTGATGGTTGTAACTTCTCTGTACCTGAATATACAAATGTTGATTTAGATTTTCAATATCATGAGAAACCAATTAAAATTGATGATTTAACATATGAATATGAAGGTGTAACATATAAAGGTGTTGATGCAATGGTTGAGAAATTCAATAATGAAATCATTGCAGGTCAATATATGAAACTTGATAATGATGGTATGTGGATATCTGCTGCTAACTTTTCAAGAAAGAACTATGCAAATCTTGAATATTCAACACTTGAAGATAAGAATAAGAAAAAGATATTTAATATTCCAAAAGAATATCTAGGTAAAGAAGATGAATACCTTAAAGAATACGCAGAGAAGAAATCTTACTTGGCAGAAGATACCAAGAATCTTAAAATTAAAAAGTCCAAGCCAAAGGTCACAGGAAATACAATCAAATCTAAAACCATGTCGGAATACATTGAGGATTTTGTCAATCAAGGAATTAAACTTATCCTCACCAATAAACCTAAAGAATTTATAGAATTCTATTATGAGTATTTGACAAAGATTTATTGCAAACAAATACCTATTAAAAAGATTGCATCCAAATCAAGATTAAAACAAACTGTTGAAGATTATCAAAAAAGAGGTACAGATGTAAATGGTAAAGCAAAAGCTAAACAAGCACATATGGAACTTGTTATTGCTAATAACATTAATACAAGTGGTATGGACTTTATTTATTATGTAAATAATGGTACTGCTAAATCTCATGGTGATGTTTCTATCAATAAAAAAACAGGTATGTATAATTCTTATATCATTACCGAAAAAGAATTAAAAGACAATCCTGATATGCTTGGTGAATATAATGTTGCTCGTTATGTTAATAATTTTAATAAACGTGTAACTGCTTTATTAACTGTATTTCCTGAAAAAATAAGAAATACTATTATCAAAGATAAACCAATGGATAGAGAATACTATGGTGATAATGAAATTCAATTAGTAAACTTTGATAGAGATTCAATTGAAGATTTCTTTTACCTAGAAGAAAAAGAAGTTAAATTTTGGAATAGAACAGGACTTAGACCTGATGATATATTTAAAGAATTTAAATGTGATTATGAATTAAAATCACAAGAATATTATGATAAATATAACTATGTTCAAAATAGAATGAAAGAACTTGGTTCTAAATCCATATTAAAAACACAACATGATAGATATAAAAATGAAGATATTATATTGATATTAAAAAATTCATTTAAAATAAATGATGAACTTATTGATGAACAATATAATAAATATTTAAGTATAGATAATGTATATTTACCTTTAAAATCTTATAAAGATTTATATACAATTTATAAACAAACCAAATCAAAGAAAATTATTGAATTAAATAATTATTTTCTTTGTCATATTATAAATGGTAAAATAGAAATTATTAAAGAAGTTTAACCACGAGGAAATTCATCAAACGGATTATTATTATAGTAATTTTGGTTTTCTTCTATAATTTTATTTTGTTTATTTCTTTGTTCTTGTTTTTCCATTGCTTCTTTTGTGCGATATAAGTCTTTTTTAAGACTAGTTCCTCCTTCTATCAAATCATTCTTTATACCTGATACACTAGGAATATTTTGAACATTAAAACTATTATTTGATATTGTATCAGTAATTGGACTAGTATATGCTCTACTACGAACAGGTGGATTAGAACCTGGTGTAGGAGTTGGTTCTGATTTTGATTTTGATTCTTTTTTATCTTCACCACTACCTTTACCTTTGTATTGATAACCCTCTTCTTTTCTAGAAGAAGCAAATCTAACATTCTTATAGTACCTACCACTATTAAAGGATGTATTAGCAATAAAGCTAGAATCACTAGCAGTTTGAATTCTATCAATTGGTCCTGCAAGAGATTGTCCACCAAGAAGAGTTAAATCCATTGTAACTGTACACATCAATGGAATAGCACCCATACCTTCAGGATTTAAATCCCAAGTTGATTCAGTTATATCAAAGTTAATTGACCTTGCAATTGCTTTTGTATGTAAGAAATCACCATAACGAAGAATAAATACAGGCATTCTACCAAATACTGTATTATCAATTTCACCATTATTTCTTAATCTTGATGGTCTTGTTAATTGATGTAAGAATACATAACGCTTTGTAAAATCAAATGGTGTTTGACTATTAAATGATGGTGTAAATACATTTAATTTTTCAAATCCTGTTGGAAATTTATTTTCTTTTTTGAGTTCTTCAAAACCTAAAGTTAATGCAGGGTCATTATTTTGACCTAATTGCTTACCTAAATCACCTCTAAATTGTTTTTCTAATAAATCTTCATTTAATTTAGGTTCATTTACATTTGTATCTTTAGATTTAATATCAGGTTTAAATGTTACTTTAATTTTTTTTATTAAAGCATTTCTTTCTTGTATTTGCCCAGGGTCA